CGCCAATAGGTTTTAGATATCCGTTTTCAAAACGCACCAAATCACCATCGACCCAACGCCCTTTATTGGCGTAGTCTGTGCCATTGGTTACGATTCCTGCGGGGGGTGTTATTGGAAATAATGCCATTTAGACATTATATATAATTTATGTTTTAAAGTAAGCAGGTAATCCAATCATCGGTCTACCATCATATTTGTTGCTTTCAGCATCTTTACCACTAGCATCGTTGTAGTGTAAAAACACTTGCCCACAATCTTTGCCTTTAAATGGTTCACGCCAATGCTCTAATTCACAACCACAATACATCAGCATATCGCCTGGTTTTAAGTTTACTTCTACGCCTTTTTTGCCTTCTTCACCCGATGGTTCTAGGAATATAGGCCAATCATCACCACCTAAGTTCATGGTGGTAGATATCTCGCAAGAGTATCTATCTTTATGTCTTTTTAGCTCATCACCTTTTTTATAGATTCTTGCATACGAATAAGTTTCAGTTAGTTTTACACCTGATTCTTTTTCCATAATAGGTTTAACTTTTTGTAATAAAGTTTCCATTACGATATCGCTATAGTGTGAATACGTTTCAGGTATTTGTTGATCGTTCCATACACCAAAGTATTCAGTAAATTGTGAAATATATTTTTCATCAAACAAGTGCCTTGCTACTGCTTTTTTATTTAAAAAATATTGATAACAAAAATCTGCTAACTCTGTTGATATAGCGTTTTTAATAACTTGGTATTTATTTTTCTTAAAGCTCATCTGAATGGATATCCTAAATTCCAACACACTAAGGAGTGTCGTATTCCTTTGGTTACTGGTTTGACTCTATGCCAAACAAAAGATGGAAAGATAATCACGCTACCTTTCTTTCTAATTTCTTCACATATTCTTGGCTGTGAGCCTTCGTCTGTGTTTCTAAAATCAAACTCTAAATCTCCGCCTTCATATTCTTCAGGATCGGTTAAAGATACAGTCATGCTAAGTTTTCTATATTTGCCATGTATGTTTTGATTTTCAGGATTGTTATAGGGTTCTTCGTAAGAGTCGCAATGCCAATCGTAAAACTGGTTTTTTTTGTATTCGGTAAATTGACAAGACTCTGACCAATCCCATTCAAAATTCCAACCAGCGTTAGCATTTGCTTGGTGTATGTAAGGTTGTATTTCTTTGTATATCCATCTATCTGACATCCATACAACATCAGACTTGCGTTTCTTTTGAATGTTTTTAAGCTCTAACTTGGTAAGATTATTAGGATCAGCATCACCTGTTAGTGCTGTTTGTTTACTTTGTTCTTGACCATAACGAACTATGTCATCACATATTCTTTCAGGTATGACTGATTGAAAGTACCAGTAATAATATTTTAGATTCATCTTCTCTCTCTTGGAAGATAGTATAAGTTAGATGTGTTTTAAAAGAAAGGTTAGTGTTATCCGTTCCAGTTACCAGCTTTAATTTCTGTAAAAACTGTTCTTAAATCCCAACAGCTTGATGTGTCAGTATTAACCCCAGCTTCTTTAACAATAACGACACCAGAGCCACCTGAACCACCTGCTCCGGGTGGACTTACTCCAGCATGACTACCACCTCCACCACCTCCGCCAGTGTTAGCTGTGCCTGGTACTGCTGGTCCAACTTGACCTGAAAGTCCACTACCGCCTCCGCCACCGCCACCAGAGCCACCGCTTCCTCCAATAGACAATCCCCAACCGCCACCGCCACCGCCGCCAGCATAAGTTACATTTGAACCTGTAATTGTTGAGGGTGAACCAGCACCACCTGCTCCACCGCCTGTTTGAGGTGCAGCAACTGGTTGAGGAACTGTTGGGGCAGGTCCAGTAACATTACCATTGCTACCTGCTGCACTAGCACCGCCACCACCTGCTCCACTAGCATATTGAGGGTATGTGAAGTTAGTAGTACCGCCTGGATTACCTTGACCTGAAGCACCTGTTCCTGCTGAAGCTGGATATGATGGACGAATACTTGCACTTCCACCTGTTCCTCCGCCTGAGCCACCCGGACCTCCGTCACCTGAATTGTCACCAGGTGAGCCTCCTGAATTACCAAAACCACCACCTTCTGAAGTAATGGGAGATGGCGTGCCTAAAACTGAATTTGAGCCTTTAGTACCAACGCCAGGGACAGATGGACCTCCAGGAGAAGAACCTCCTGCACCGCCACCACCAACTGTTACAGGATATGGGGAGTTACCCGAAACTGGATTACCTGTAGCTGTTCTAAAGCCACCTGCTCCTCCACCACCCGCGTAATAATAAGAACCGCCCCCACCGCCACCTGCAACAACTAAGTATTCAACTGCAGTTGTAGTAGGTTGAGTGGTAAGTGTTCCACTAGAATTAAATGTAGTTATTACTTCAGGTATTAATACAGGATTTAATACTGCTCCAATTAATCTAGGCATGTTAAGTTGTCCAAGTTCCTGCTTTTACATTATCATAAAGGGCGTTCATATCCCACACTCCTGAGGCTATTGTAGGGCCTGCGGCTTCTTTAATTATAACGACTCCTGAGCCACCAGCTTTGGCAGGATTACCACCGCCTTCACCACCGCCTCCACCACCTTTGTTTGCAGTTCCTGCAGCACCATTTGCTCCACCACCAGAACTAGCATCTCCACCACCAGCACTAATATCTCCACCACCGCCTCCTCCGCCACCTCTTCCAACTTCAGAGCCTGTAATTGAAGAAGCTAAACCAGCTCCACCATGACCACCTAGTGTGTAGTTAGTACCATCTGTTGACCTACTATCGCCACCGACTGCACCTGCGCCACCGCCACCGCCGCCGCCACAAAGTGCGTTAGCTCCACCGCCACCTCGGTTTCCACCAGTATTACCTTGAGATGGACTTACAGGGGGTGTATTTCCAGCACCACCACCAGAGCCATTCGCTTCACTATTTCTACCACCAACACCTCCACCAGAGCCACCTGCAGTACCTGCTGTTTGGAATCCTCCTCCTTGACCACCACCTGCTGAGGTAATTGAAGAAAAAACTGAATTTGAACCATTAGCACTAGCAGAACCACCTGCTCCTACAGTAATTGAATAGCCTGTTGATGCTGAGACAGGAAAACCAGTAGCAGTTCTATATCCACCTGCTCCACCACCACCGCCAACTGTAGTACCTCCGCCTGCACCACCTGCGATAACTAAGTATTCAACTGTGGTTGCATAAGAAGCAGTCGTTAAAGTACCGCTAGAATTAAAAGTTGTTATAACTGCTGGTTGTTCAACTGGGGGATTATCGACACCAACTATTCCGCCATTAGAATTAGCCATGGTTAGACCTCATTCCATTGCAGATTAGTAGCATCCCATTCGTAATTGGTTGTAACTATAGGATCACCAGTGTATGTTTCTCCTAGCCATTTTTGATTATCTTCATCCCAAGATATATAAACTATATTGGAATCTATTTCTGTAACATTTGGGTAGGTAACTGGTGCTTGCCAATCATCATTAGAGTCTAATGACCAAGATGGATAAGGTTGTGGCTTAATAAATTTATCTTTTGATGAATCAAAAGTATCGCCAATACCTGCATATTGTTTTCTAAAATTATTGTTGTATGAAGTTTGTTTCCAAGCTGTTCCATCTTCTGAATGTGGAACAATAGATGCTACAAATGTTTCTGCCTCAGAGGATAGTTCTCCTCCGTGAGAGTCTACATCATCGTTGGATATTACTACTACTCGTAATACTTCGTTGCTGTTATTAAGTTCTGCAAAGTGAGCCATATTTGTACTCCTTAAGCATCATCTAGTTCTTCGTAACTAATGGTGTAAGTTAAATCACCAGTAGCACTTGCACCACCTTCTAATACATCTCCTTCTTCAAGGTAAATGCTTGAGTTCTTATCAATAAGAACCAAAGTAGCATCTGCTGGAACAGAAATAGTAGAAGCAAATAAAACCACTGAACCACCACTTTTAATAATTCCCATTGTTACATTAGCAGCATTTGTGCCATCAATGTTTGCAATTACAATGCTATTAATTTTAATAACCTTGTTAGTTGCACAAGTTAATAGATCAGTTGTGAGAGTTGTTGTTAAAGCTCCATTTACGCTGTTAGCGTATATTGAAGTTACATTTACTAAATTTGGATTTGCCATAATATTGTCCTAATTTTATCCGAAAACTAAAGCCATTGCTATAGCTTTTCCTGTTGTAGCTTTTGTATCAAGCTGGGTTTGTATACTAGAGGTTACTCCGTCAGTATAATTCAATTCTGTTCCTGTTGCAGTAATTGTAACTCCGCCAATCGATAAAGTTCCAGTAGAGTTTAAAGTTCCACTAGATGCTAGAGTTCCTGCAACTGTTAAAGTTTTACCAGACCCAACATTAAGGCCCACACTTGTTCCGTTACCTGCACTAGCAAAAATACCATCAACTGTATCTAAGTCAGTATTTATCTTTGTTCCCCAAGTATCAGTCGATGCACCGACCTCGGGTTTGGTTAAGTTTAAATTCGTTGTAAATGTATCTGCCATATTATTATGCCGCTTGTTCTTTTGTTAATTGAGTCCAGGTAGTATCAGGATTCTGTATTACCTCCCATTTTAGACCACCACCTGACGAAAATCCACTTGTTTGTGATATGGTTGCAGATCCTCTGTCTAGTTGTCTGCCAATAGCTGTAAAATCTGAAACTGCTGTAATTGTAGAAGATGCCGCTATGGTATATCTACCAACAGCAGTCATATCTGAGGTTGCTGGGCCAATTACTACGCCCCTATCTATTTGAGTACCTTTGGCTGTCATGCCAGAGGATGCAGATATTGTGGCTGATCCTAGATCAACCTGAATACCAACAGCAGTCATACTGCTGGTTTGTGAAATTGTTGATGATCCTTTATCTACCTGGATTCCTGTTGCGGACATTCCAGATGTCTGAGCAATAACTGCTACGCCACGATCAATTTGTCTGCCAGAAGCAGACATAGATGATGTTTGAGCAGATGTAGCTACGCCAAGTTGAAAAACAGGTTGTCCGTAATGAGACTTCCCGTAACCGCCATATCCATAGCCTACCGAGGCCATAGTATTAAGCTAATGTGATGTCTATATCACCAGCATCAAATCTAAATACATCGCCTGTGCTTACAACTTTTGAAGTTGTTAAATTTGCGTATGCAAGTAAATTGCCACCAGATGATGCATCTAAAATACCAACTGCAACTACAGTTCCGTAGTTGGCTGTAGCTGTTGGATATTCAACTGCCGCTGCGTTTGTCGCTGTTGTTGGGTCTGTGCCTGATACAGTAAAAGTAGAGGTTTGTCTTGCATAAGCTCCACCTGTTACTTCAGTACCACCGCCAGTATCAGTAGGTGCTACTGTATATAAAGCAACATGTTTTGTCGGTTGCGTATACGCCACTCCACCAAATACATGGTCAAGTACCTTGTCTTCTAAATAATCACTAAATCCAGCCATTTTTTATACTCCTAGTTATTACCAAAATAATAAATATCTTTACTGCGTTTTCCGTAAGTTCTTCTTCTTTGCAT